CACACAAAGAAGAATTACAAGGACGGGTCGAAAGCGTTCTTAATGTAATAAAAGAAAATGGTTTCACAAGTTTTTCTCATGAAGAGGAAAGCGCCATATATAAAACACAGGAGTAACATATGAGTACTAACGCAGAAATTATGGAAGCAATTGAAACATACCAGGCAGAAAATGCTAAGTTTGAAGAAAAAGGTGTAAAAGCCTCAGCGGCTCGTGCCAGAAAAGCACTAGGCGATATCGGAAAACTTACAAAGGTACGTAGAGCAGAAATCCAAGATAAAAAGAACAATATGTAAGTAATCAGTATGGAAGAATATATCCCAAAGTTCTTAGATATGATGTACGATGAAGAGATTGCAAAACATCTCACTATCGAAGAAGTGCGGGATGCATTCCATACAAATCAGATTGAAAGTAAAAAACAAGCAAGCCTAGCCTTTGATGCCATAAGTGATAATACCAATAGAGTATTATACATCGGCTCATGGCTAGGCTTTCTTACTCGTGCAATGATTGAAAAATATCCTAATATAGATTTCTATGAAATTGACATGGACACAAGATGCAAAGCCATTAGTGGTAGATTTAATTATATGTTCAGAAACTATCTTGGACATGAAACTATAGATATTGATGATTTCAAAAGAATTAACGGGTTTGATACTATTATCAATCTTAGTTGCGAACACATGTCAAAAGATTGGTTCGATAGAATTAGACCAGGCAAAAAACTTGTTATACAAAGCAATAATCTAGTAATCGATGACCATATAAACAATTGTAAATCACTAGATGATTTCAAAAGCAAATATCCTCTCAGTGAGATACACTACGAAAACACATTAGAACTTAACGTATTCAATAGATTTACTTTAGCAGGTGTAAAATGAAATTCACAGATGGCGTAGATAAAAGTCTATTACCCAAAAATATACTTATATTGAATGGTCGTAAAAAATGGGAAACTCTAGTAGAGTTTTGCTTACAGTATGATATTAATTTTAAGATGTTTGAAGTCGAGGCTGGTGATAAGTTTAATGTAAGTGAAAAATTAAAACCTTATATCACATTTCTTCTGCCAGACCAATATTATAATCCACAATATTACATAGACACTTTAGATTTTGAACCTGAATACATTTTAAATTGCAGAGATGATTTCTCGGGCACTACTTTAGAATATGAACTTTCTATACACTATGATTCTAAAACACGATTTGATGAACGGGCTTTAAATTTCTTTACATCAAAGAAAGAACAAGACAGAGTGTGCAAGTTAATGAACATACCTACCTTAGGCGAGGGAAGCATTGATGATAAAATCATAGTAAAACTAGACAAGGGATATGGTGGCGGGACCAATTATAAAGTCGTTGATAAAAAAGATTACATACCAAAAGAAAATGATTTTACACAGAGATACATAGATTACGAATGTACCATAATGCAACATGTGTTAATTGATAATGATGGTGAGTACCACATATACAATTATAGTATGGGCAAATTTGGAGATGACAATGTAGTGAGTAATAACATTGCGTATCTATATCTATATCCTTGGGTAGACTTTGCAGAAGAAGATATTGCTATCGTAGAAGAATTTTATAGAAAGTTGAAAAACCACATAACTGTTAAAAACAGAATTTTACTTGTTGAATTTTCTAAAGAAAGAAAAACTGGTAAATTACATTTCCAAGAATTAAATTCTAGACCTTCTGGAGAATTTGAATTAGGCACCTTCGATTGGAATATTGGCAAGTTCAACACATTAGTAGATTTGTTCACAAACAATGTAGAAGATGAAATAGATTACTATCAACAACGTTTAGAAATATATTTCGATAATGTCTTCAATAATGAATTATTTGGATGGGGCACATATGATGGATTAAAAATAGAAAATCTCCCATATTCACGAAAAATAAAAACATGGAACACAAAGTAAAATGGACACAAGCGACTTTGTAATAGAACTTCCACAAATAGAATTTAATCCTAATGACTTCTTAAGTTTCATAGACAACTATGAATTCAAAAACTATGTGAGTTCATATGGAAACAAGACACCACAAGATGTATGTTACGATAAGAAACTATTAGAAGAAGATATAATACGACACTATCTTAATATCTTTAAAGACTTCAATATAAGTTTTGATTACATTGATGCTTCTAAAGGCACAGGATTTGCTGGTTGGCAGTTAGTTGCTGGTGATTTTAGAAATCAAGGACTAGCACGACACATCGATACCTATCGACCAACGTGTATAACGTTTCCACTTACATTCCCACAATCAATAGACTTCCACGAAACAGATGAAACTGAAGATATATTGTTCACATATCAGTATCCTTCGTCTATTGTGATACTAAACTCGGGTACTAAATCACATTCAGTTAGCCCAACAACCGATACCAGACTGCAATTCCAGTTCGATTGCTACAATTCTTGGGAAGAAGTGAACGAATTAGTTAAATTATTATATAAATAAAACTGTAAAAAGGGTTGACATTGTGTTATAGTTATGTTATTATTAATGAATCAACGAGTGTCTATGTCTCCTCTAAACCTCTCTCATCGACATTGGTACTTGTTGTAGACTCTACTTAGTAGAGTTAACACTTTAGAATTGAATAATCTTTCAATTTCAAAGTAAGATGGGTCAGACCTTAACGTACCATCCATAAAAAAGAACAAAAAGGGGTAAGGCGGAAAACCTGGTGTCATTAATTGATACTGGGTTTTTCTTTACCTAAATATACCAATACTATTGAGAGAAATCACATAAAAATGAATTACATTGAAAAGATGAAATGGATTGGAACGGGCATGTTTGTCTGTGCAGGCGTATTGATATCTATCAATATTCCAGAGTCTAAGTGGGCGTTTCCAATATTTGCAACGGGACACATCATAGCAATCTATGTATTTGCCACGCTGAAAGACAGGCCATTGCTTGTTCAGAATATGTTTTTCTTGTGTATTGACATGATAGGAATCTATCAGTGGTTGTTAAAACCTATATTTTTTGGTTAACACTACTAAGATACTCTTTAAGAATATTTGAACTTCCTACTCGTACATTAATAATGCCATTGTAGTAATCATCTGTTTCAAGTACTCTACGGTCAAATTGTTCTTTGGCTTCTACATAACTTAATGCACCACGACTCGGGCAATAGTGTAAAATCTCACGTGTAAAATTCTCTGGACCATATTTTTTTACATCAGCATTCAAATGGTCAGACGAACCCCAATAGGTTCTCCAATCACTTTCTTTAAATCCACGCCTTTTGTTCTTTCTTCCTTTAAGAGGTGGTTTAGTAGTCTTAAATCTTGCTAACTTCTTACCTACGTATTTGCGATTATTCACAAGATTCGTAATTAGATACACAAATCCCTCAACATTCTCAGGTAAATCATTTACAACTTTATTATTATATGTCCAATTACTCATTATTATCTCATTGTTTATATCTTAATAGGTCTAAAGACCTAATATCTTCAGAAATTTCTTTTCGTTTCACTCAAAGAACATTTCATTGATATTTATTTCTTCCATATAATTATATATCTATATTATAAACTGCTTGATAGTTTGGAAGACACAATTGCCCATCCGCTGGAGCAATTGCTAAAAAACTTGATAAGTTCATCAGATTCCATGTCTAAGTTAGCCACTAGTAATGGCGAGGTCGGTTGACGATTCCCTCTTAACTTAGTATTGCGTCTTGCGACTCAACGGCACCTTGATTAATCCACATAGAATAAAATTTAATCAAAGTCGATAGTAATATATCTATCAGCAGTGTGTACATTTCTGTACGGTAAATACTAGTCATCCATGTACCTTTAGAGTACTGGATGTTTTACGTTACAAACAGTCGGTGTGGTTAACGAGAAGCAGTGTCGGAGTTCATCCCAACTTATCTGAACGTATGGTTCTCATACGCCCTCAATCCCGAGTCGGCATCCCGACTAACAGTTCCACTATGTATTGTTTTATTAGAATCATTATTAGCCATAATATCTTTAGATTTTGTATCGGGGAGGGGAATTTTTATTAGATTTGAAAATTATTTGAATCGATTTGTATTAGTTATGTTCACTATACTAACATAAAGAATTAGTGATGTCAACCCTTTTTATAACTTTTTTATAAAATAGGTGTTCCAGCCTGTTTGCTCAACTCAAAGTTTTCAGTAACAATCTCATTTAAGTATCTGATGTGGTCTGCGGGCATACCATGGAGTTCAGATATACTAACGCCACCACGCATATACCAAGTTAGTTTATACAAGTTTTTGTTTAGTGAATCAAGTGATTTGTTATAAGACTCTTGCTTCTCACGGACTTCTATATCGCTGGCAGTCTTTAGCCAGCGGAGGAAAAATTTACAGGATTTAACTCGAAAGTTACCTTCTCTAGATGTCCACATGACTCGCAGGTAAATTCAAATGTGGAAATGTCTCCTAACTGTGGTACAACAGTATTGACCATTTCATTTACTTTTCTAACGACTTCTGCTGGCACATTATTCATAAACTCAGTGATAGCGTCTGTGTCAACCACAACTGAATCCGGAGTTTCTATTCTATCTATTGCACTAATCAGTAAGTCTATGTTCTGTTTTGATACTTTTCTGAAACTGACAGCAAATTGTCTTGCCATTTCCATGTCGGCTTCATCACCGTCTTCTGCATCTTCCTCATTCTTGGCCATTGTTATGGTTGCTAATATTCTAGCCTGCTCTACTTCCATTAATGCTAGTCTGGTTATACTATCTAATTTTGGCGGAGTTATAAAAATTTTAAGGTCCTCGTATTCAACGGGCTCAATATCCTCAATATCTGGAAACTTTTCGAGAATGTGGTTCATATCTATGCTGTAATCTGCTTGTTCGCTACATTCAGAGCAAGTATGAGTATGTTCGACATCTTTACCATATGTTGCGTATTTGATTGCTAAGTAAATTAGTTCTGCATCGATGTTGCATAGGTTTCTAGGATTAGGTATTGCAGGTACACAACTTCTTATAAGGTTGATTAATGCCTCTCCGTTAAGTAGTGCATCGGGATTTTGCATTGATATCTCGTCAATTGCAGTCATCGGAAGTATAGGCAACTCGTCCAACATAGTTTTTTCTATTTCTGGATTAAATTTGCCACCAGTCGGAATTTGTACATATATTCCAGGTTTACGGAAATATTGTGATAATGGGTTCTCATTGGTGTTCATTGTTTGTCCTTTTGATAAATACAGTATAATGAAGGTAGTAGTTAAGTATATACATAATTATTTATCTTAACTAATAACTACGAAGTTTTTATAACTATTTTAGAGGTATTTCATGGCAGAAGAACAAGATGTGTTTATATCGGGCATAAGTGGTAGTATCCAGCAATGGAGTACAGAAGCGACTGCAACGAAAATGGAACAGACACTGATGAAGATTAATGCTTCAAGTTCTGCAATGACGCAACTTCTTAGTGCGATAAAGAATGGTGAGGGTGTATCTCAGAAGCAGATGGCTAGGGCAGTGAATGCTACCAAAAATACAACCAAAGCAACAAACCAAGCCTCTAAAAAAGAAAGCCAAGATAATTCCAGAACTCATGGATTATTGAACCAGATGCAATCCAGTTTCAAAGAAGGATGGAGCAGTTCATCAAATGGTGTTATTGACCAGTTAAGAAAAGACCAAGCAATAGCAACTAGATTAGAAAAAGATACCCAACGATTAATGCAGGCAGGAATGGGCAGAGATGATGCGGTAAAAACATTAAGAACAGAAAAAAGAGCAGAAAAGCAGATGAACTTCTTCAAAGCCGCAGCCGCAGGTATTATTACCTTGGCAGCAGGAGCCGAAGAAGCAATTAAGGCTGGATTTGACCAACGATTTGATATGGCTTCAGAACTACGTCAGTCTGGTTTGATGAACGGACTTGGTGCTGTGAATGATGGCATGATTTCAATTGCTCAAACAATCAGTGAGACGGGCTTTACCTTTGGACAAGCGGCAGAATTTACTAAACAATTTTCTCAAGCAGTTGGTGTAAAAGGTGTAAAGGCTACATTAGACTTTGTTAATAATATGGCAAGAGGTCCTAATGGATTAATGGAACAATTTAGTATGGAATTTGGGCAAGTTGCTCATATGTCTGGCGAATACATGGACTCTTTAAGAATATCAGGACAACTTAGTCGCATGAGTGACGCTCAATTAAAAGTTGGATTGGGAAGTTTCATGTCTAATGTACAAGCAACGTCAAATGTGTTAAAAGTCTCAATGGAACAAGCGGCAACAATATTGAAGGGAAGTTTAGACGACAACTCAAGGGGTATGCTTCTTACACTTCCAGAACAAATGCAAAGTTCAATTAAAAGCGGAATGGAAATGATGGGCGGAATGCAAAATCCATTAGCCGAGTTGATAACAGCAAGATTGGGAGCAGGAGAAAATAACTTCATGCAGACATCACAATTTCAAGAAATGGCTGGAACTATGGCTGGACAAAAAATGATAGGCTTCTCTCAAGAGGCAGCAACCGTATTAGAGACACAGGGCGATGCCGCATTTCAAAGTTTTATGTCAAATGAAGGTGAAGCGTTTATTGGAAATTTGATTGCTACTATGTCTGATGGTGCGAATAGAACAGTTGCTATCGCTGACGGAACAATGCCAATGATAGCAAAAATTGCCCAGTTTATGCAAACCTTAAACCAAATGGATAAAGGAATAGGCGGGGGCGATGAGGCAGATAATGCCGCAATGCTATTTGCAGACCAACAAGTTCAATCACAAGTCTCAAGTGAGGGCGCAATGACTACTTTAATGCCTGGTTTTATTGAAAACGTAAGAGACTTGACAGCCACGAACAGAAGATTTGCTGAACAAGCCGCAACAACAATCAGAACAAACGCAAATGTTATTGATGGAATGGCTAATGCCGCTACTCAGTTTAAGCAGACAGTAACAGGTCTTGGCACAGTCCTTCTTAAAATAGTAAACATACCAGGTTCTGTAGTTGATTTCGCTACAAACAACATATTAGGATTAGGTGGTGTATACTCTAATGATACAAGAGATATAACAGACTTTACCTCTAATAAAGATGGCGGAGTTCGTTCGATGAATGACAGTCAGGCGTTAAAATTTGAAAATTACACTAAAGATATGATAAAGACGCTAAGAAATAATGATAGCATGGACGCTGAAGAAAAAAGGGCTGCGGCAGCAACATTGCAAGCCACACTAGAGTCTGTAATTAATAACACTAAAGTCGCAGATGGCGCCTCTGCTTCTGTTGGTCACACTCAAGATAGAATTTTGTCTTCACTAAATCAACTCCTTATAGAGTTGCGACAATAAACACGCAAGATGGTTGACAATGCACACGGAATATGTTAATATAAATAAAAGAACTAGGAATCAATTATGACTTGGAAAAAGTACTTTAAAACTTATGATGGTATATCACGTCCATCTGTAGAATCTGGACCAGCATCAAACAATGCTTCGAGTTCAAAATATAGCAGTTGGCTGCCAGAAGTCTATATGGGACAACCCAATAGAACTCAACGATATGGGCAATATGACCAAATGGATATGGATTCAGAAGTTAATGCGGCGTTAGATACAATTGCTGAGTTTTCTACTTTGTTTAGTGAAACTACTAAACTACCATTTCACGTACAATATAATGATGACCCATCGTTTACTGAAAACGAAGTTCTTCAAAAATCACTACGTCAGTGGTGTTCAATGAATAAAATGAACAAACGTATTTTTAGAATTTTTAGAAATACAGTCAAATATGGTGACCAGTTATTTGTAAGAGACCCACAAACATACAAGTTATATTGGGTAAATCCATCAAAAGTTGAAAAAGTTGTCGTAAATGAAGGCAAAGGTAAGAAAATTGAAGCCTATTATATCAAAGATTTAGATATCAATATGCAAAGTCTTAACATTACTGCTGATACAGTTAAATTATCACAGACAGGCCATCAAAAGATGGGTATTCCAAGTTCCACTGCTGGTATGCAACAAAGTTATTCTTCTGGTTCTCCAGAAGGTTCTCGTTTCGCACACGATGTAACTACAACAGCAATTGATGCCAAGCATGTTATTCATGTATCTTTAAGTGAAGGTATCGACCAATACTGGCCTTTCGGCACAAGTATGCTTGAGCCTGTATTTAAAGTATACAAGCAAAAAGAATTACTAGAAGACTCTATCATTATCTATCGTGTTCAAAGAGCGCCAGAACGTAGAGTATTTTATATTGACGTTGGTGATATGCCAACTCATAAAGCACGTCAACACTTAGAACGTATTAAGAATGAAATTCA